CAGACTTACGAACTAGAGTTGGATTTGTAGTGATGCCATCAACCAAACCTGTAGCGTAACGCTCAGCAATGGCATTGTAATCAGCGGTGTCAAGGAAAATTTTCATTGGTTTGGATAATAAATTCCAATCGGGGTGATAGGATTTGAACCTACGGCCACTCGCTCCCAAAGCGAGTGCTCTACCAAACTGAGCTACACCCCGTCAAGACCCGAAGGTCATTCTTCATAGTTGCCAGAGGCAATTAGTTCATTACGTTTTACACGATACCAGGGATGCTCATAGGGAGTGTATGCTTCCTTGAGTTCCTGCATCATGCGATTGACATCATCAAGTTTAGATTCAATCTCTTTTAGTTTTTTGTTAAATTCTTCCATTAAAATAGTGATGGAAATGCCCGCTGACGGGATCGAACCGCCGACCGCCTCGGTGTAAACGAGATGCTCTACCGCTGAGCTAAGCGGGCAAGGCGGGTCAGGTTGGGGTCGAACCAACGACCGACTGCTTAGAAGGCAGTTGCTCTATCCACTGAGCTACTGACCCTTGCCCTTCTCTTCTTTCGCCTTAGCGAAGTATATAGTATAGTATCTTTTCTTGATTTCGTCAAGTGTTTCCATGTCCTCTTTGAAACCCATATACTTGAGGAGTTGATAAGACCCCTCAAGTTCAGATATGAGTCTGAGTATATTAACAGACGTGACTGGAAACCCACCAAATCTGTAACTACTGAAGTCAGTCAAGAGAGCACCAACTTCTTGTGGTAATCATATGCATATAGCTGACGATTTCCTTTGATCCCCCAACCTAACCAGTAGTAGGCAGGGACCATGTATTGTGCAACCGTGCGTCCACGACCTTCAAACTCTGGAAGGTAGCGTTGAAAGATGTTTTCGTTGATCATGTAACGAGTCTGTCCTTCAAGACTGCTCGGGTCACATTCATATTTATCACAGAACTTACCGAGTCCATTATAGCGACCTATTGAGGTCCACTGAATAAGACCATAACCCCCGCGATGGCAATCGCCGTAAGAAACTCTAGCCCCTCCCTCGCATATGTTGGGAATGAACTTGCTTTCTTGTTTAATGTTACCCATGATCGTTGCAAGAGCATTGCGATCGGTGATTTTGGTGTGTTCTTGGAGTTCTGCGAGGACATATTGTTCTTCAGGTGAGCAGTCTTCGCATTTCCAAGTGGGTTTATATTCTTCGACAGTGATCTCCACGGGTTTAGGTGCTGGTGGAGGTGTCATTGCGCTATAAGTGGCAAAGGCAGTGGCTGCCATCGCTGTCAAAGACAGTGCTGTAGTCATGCGTTTCATTGCGACAGACCATATAGTAACACAGTATGTAGGGGGTGTCAACCCCTATATACTGCAGCACTGGATACCGTTATGAAATTAAACACAGACGACATCTCAAGACTCATCCGTGCCTGCCGCATGTATCAGGACAACACTGGGTCAGAATACCTGTGGGATGAATACGAACATCTCATCCACAAACTAGAGTATTACGAAGAAGAGAACTGCACAGAGTGAGGGATCACTGACAGATACCTTAAGATATACCAAAGAAGTTGTTACAAATGCCTAGTAGTAACTAGATAAAATAGATGCTACGAATCTATGAAGTTTCTTTTTGCACTTCTTGCTACACTATTCCTAGCAGCTCCTGCATGGGCAGTTGATGTCATGATGGGTGCCGATGGCAACCTAGTCTTTGACCCCGCAGAGGTCACTATTTCTGCAGGAGAATCTGTTCACTTTGTGAACAATATGCTACCACCTCATAATGTAATTGTTGAAGATCATCCAGAACTTGATCATGAGGCACTTGCATTGATGCCTGGTGAAGAGTTCGACGTAACCTTTGCCGAAGCAGGTGACTACACCTACTGGTGTGCTCCTCATAAAGGTGCTGGCATGATTGGAACCGTGCATGTTGAGTAATGAAAAAATTCAATACCGTTGTTCTAAACGTCACAGTAGCGATACTTGATTTTTTGTATCAAGGTCGTGACATACAACGCTTCTGGGTGCTTGAGACTATTGCTCGGGCACCCTATTTTGCATTTTTAAGTGTGCTCCACTTCAAAGAGTCTCTGGGTCTTAGAACAGCAGAGCACTTTGTATTAATGAAGGAACACTTTGAACAGACAGTTAACGAAACAGAACACTTGGAGGAGATGGAACGCCGTGGTGGACATACTGCTTGGATCGATAGGTTCTTTGCTTATCATTTGGTGCTGGTCTACTATTGGATCATGGTTGCTTATTATTCTTTGCTGCCTAGGTATGCTTATCATCTGAATTCTGAGGTAGAACTCCATGCGTCATTAACTTATGCTAAGTATTTGACCATGAATACTGACGATCAGAAGATCATCGATATCATGAATGATGAAATCCAACATTATCAAGAGATGATCGACGCAATGGAGACAGCAAATGTTTAAGAACTGGGGCAAAGATGTAGAGGTTCCTGAACGTATAACTAGAGAAGATGTTCAAGAGATGATTGATGATGCAATACGCAAACATAATCGTAATGCTTCAATTATCTCTATGTGTGTTGGGTGGGTTGTTCTTGCACTTTTTGCTGAGGGTTTGCTTCGACTTATTGGAGTGATCCCTCCCCTACTGCCATGGTTGAACATCACATTATAGAATGGATAGGGACGGTCGCCCTATTCCTCTTCGGTGTTACTATGATATGTCAAGGACACTTTATTGTATCAGGCAAACATGGTTACAAACACACTGAACGAGAACAGAAAAAAATGGCAGACGCTCGTAAACAAGTAGAGGATCTATTTAAAAAATGAAAGTAGGAATGATCGGACTAGGACGAATGGGAGAAGGAATGTCCCGTCGTCTAATCGCAGCAGGACACGAAGTTCATGGTTATCGTAACAATGTTCAAAAAGCTGAAGCACAATATGACAAGGGTTATATCAGTGGATATACCACTTCTGTGGAAAGCCTTGTTCAAGTAGTTCACAGTGGTAGAGGAGTCTTCGGGGACGACGCTTTTCAACCTGGCATTTTCATGATGGTAGTCCCAGCAGAAACAGTGGAGGATACTCTCGATGAGTTACTACGATATTGTAGTGAAGGAGATATTATTATTGATCATGGCAATAGCAATTTTAAGGACAGTAGGCAGAGAGCAGAGCGTTGTGCAAAACTGGGCATCGCGTATCTTGACTGTGGCACTAGTGGTGGTGTCTATGGTCTGGAGCGTGGATTCTGCCTCATGGTTGGTGGCGGAAGCTCGGCAGTCGATGTCTGCCGCCCTCTATTCGACGCCCTCGCGCCAGGCATTGGTGCTGCCCCAAGAACAGGTGACAGAAACTACACTTGGTATCCAGAAGAGTTCGGTTGGATCTACGCAGGTGGTCCAGGAGCAGGTCACTTTGTGAAGATGGTTCACAACGGAGTTGAGTATGGGATCATGCAAGCATACGCAGAAGGATTTAATATCCTGCATGAAGCAAATGCTGGGGCAGCATACGTTGCTGCAGGTGATGCTGAAGTTGCTCCAATGGATAACCCAGAAGACTATTGCTACGATATTGACGTTGCTAAAGTGGCTGAGTGTTGGCGTCGTGGTAGCGTGGTTGGCAGTTGGTTACTTGACCTTACCGCTGATGTATTACGCAGCGATAGAGAGCTTAGCAAGTTCGATGGAGGAGTATCAGACAGTGGTGAGGGTCGTTGGACTGTTCACAGTGCTGTGGATCTCGGTGTTCCAGCCCCTGTTATTACTACTGCTCTCTACTCAAGATTTGAAAGCAGAAGACTTGGACGCTTCGCAAACAAAGTCCTAAACGGAATGCGTGCTATGTTTGGTGGTCATGACGTTCGCTGATGTCTTACTTTGGGGAGCACTACCGTTTGTATGTGCCACCATCTATTTCGGGTTCCGAAAAGGTGAAAATGACTACTACGATTCAGACGACTACGATGGAAATGGATGCGCTCACTAAAGGAATTGTTATCTTCGGAGCAACGGGAGACCTTTGCAAGAAGAAACTAATTCCTGCACTGTTTAAACTCTGGCAGAAAGGTCTTCTGCCAGACAATTTTTTAATTACTGGTTGCTCCAGACGAGACCCAGGTGCTGCAATTTGGAAGGAATCTCTTGGTGATTATCCTGATGAATTTCTACATCACCTAGATTATATCTCTGCAGATCTGGACAATGTTGATACTCTTTCTCACCTTCCTGATTACCTACACGACAATACGTATTTTCTATCCGTGCCACCAGAGAGGTATGCAAATGCGATCATCAACCTCAAAGAAGCAGGACTCCTCGACGACCCAGAAAGATCGCGTGTTGTTATTGAAAAACCCTTTGGGCACGATCTTAAATCTGCTAGTAATCTACAGTCTGTGGTGGAGCGACATCTACGCGAGAAACAAGTCTATCGCATTGACCATTATCTTGGCAAAGATACTGTTAATAACATACTTGCTACTAGGTTTAGTAATATTCTGCTGGAACCACTTTGGAACCGCGATTACATAGAAGAGGTTCAGATCTTTGCTACTGAAACTATCAGTTGTGATGGTCGATCACAATACTATGAGACTGCTGGTGCAGTCCGTGACATGCTACAGAACCATATGCTCCAGGTGCTGTCTCTAATCGCCATGGAGGCACCTTGTCGCATGGACGCTAGAGAGATCAGAAGAGAGAAAACAAAGGTGCTAGCGGCGACCAGACTGGGCACAAAACTAATCTGTGGACAGTATGCAGGTTACCGCGAGGAGGAAGGTGTCGATGAAAACAGTGGGACACCAACATTCGTAGCAGGAGACATCTATATTGACAACTGGAGATGGCAAGGTGTCCCCTTCCATTTCTTGACTGGTAAGAAGATGCCTTATGGTTGTGTTGAAGTTGTTATCAAACTCAAAGCACCACCGCTAAAGTTGTATGAAGGAGAAGTCAATGATCGTATTGTCATTCGTCTACAGCCTGATCCTCATCTTGATATTCGCATGGACATCAAATCTCCTGGGCTTGATGATAACCTTGAATTGGCTACACTCTCACACCAATACCCACAAGATAGAGCAATAGATGGTTACGAAAAACTTCTTTATGATGCTATCCATTGCGACCAGTCCCACTTTGTTCACGCAGATGAAGTCATGGAGTCATGGAGAATCGTTGATGATCTTCTCTGCACTGGTGACTCTTGTCCCATTCGCACTGCTCCTTACATCTATACTGGTGGGTGGGGACCACAACACAAAGTAGACTTTATTACCAACTGGGACTATCCATCATGAAAAAAGATGACGAGGAAAAGAAAAAACGAATAGAACAGATCAGTAAGCATCTTCATCCTCATGACGATGATCCTGATCCAACTGCTCACATGGGGAACTACAACTTTCCTCAAATGCTTTTTGCTTTCTGCGTCGGATTTTGCACAATGTTTGTCTTAGCAGTAGATGAGATAAACGATTTCAAAGGTTGTCCTTTCCCAGAGTATTTCGATGAGCCACGTTCAACTGTTCGTTAGATCTGTTATGCAAACCCCATGGTGTTTAGGTATCATGGGGCTACTTTTAGTGTTCGTTCCTATTCTAGGTATGCACCTTGTCCATAAATATGGGTGGGAACACTGGGAACCTTTCGATAGGAGTCACAAATGAACCCCGTAATTTTAGTTGGTTGCTTCACACCACTAATCATTATCTTCATCGTAATGAAACTTGCTGTTTGGATTGAAGCAGTTAATGCAGAGCAGGATTATGTCAAACGAGAACCCCTTAGAAAACGAGGACCCTTCTTGGAGAATCCATATGCAGATGTTGACGCTGAGGAAGAGGAATATGGAGATCGCACAGACTATCGATGAAGCACTAGAAGAGTGGTATTCTGAGCAAGGTCGTCCTGTTCCTCAATGGAAGAAAGAAAAGTATTCATGGTGGAGAGAATACTTGATCGAACTAGGTCTTGACCCCAACAACCCATGAATGAAGAAGATGATTACGATTACCAAGTAAGTCTGAGGATAGAAGACATTCATCTTCTACATCATTGTGTGCTGAAAAGACTTGAAACTTGGGAAGGTTCTCCCGCTCGTCATCCGACTGAGCAAGAACACCTGTGGTATCTAAGAGACTCCCTATATAGAATGATACTGGAATATAAGTTTGAGAACCTCTAGTGTATCGAGAAGAACATCTCCAGAAAAAATCAGATGAATGTGCCCAACTTTGGAGGGAGTGGGAACGCTTGTGGCGAAAAAAGCACTAGGTGCGCCAGAGGCGAGAAGAGCATGGTGTGATTGCTGTGAGGAATTTGGGATAATGGTATCAGAAGAAGTAAGAACCAATCCTAGATATAAAAATGTAAAAGGATATTGGAATGAACCTCCTCCTCCGACCCCTGAATGATATTAACGATCCTACTTGGAGTATCATAATCAGTTTACTGATACTCCTGGCAGGAGTGGCATGGGTAATCAAATATATACTAGGTATTGATGAAAGAGAATCCCATGGGAGCGATGACACCACCGAGTCGTAAGTCTTGTTACAACTTTAGAGTAGTAT